CAGGCAGATGTAAATCTCGTAACCCTTATTCACATTCGATCCTATGACGCCATCCTTTTTCCCCTTGATTCCTGTGATGATGGACGGTTTGAGTACCGGTGTCCAGAGCGGATCCCCGGTTTCCCGCAGTATATCGAGCATCTTCCAGTAACGGCTCTTGAGCTCGGTGAGCATTTCGGGTTCCTGATTGAACATGGTGGTTATCAGGACGAGGACCTTCACGAGGCCTATCATGAATATACTCTCTGGAGTGATGACTCCGTCCATGTACTACTAGTGTACCGAGATCTTTTTGAAAACGAATTTTGAGTAAAGGTCCGAAATAAGTCCATTGGGTCTGGGGAGCATGGGTTCCCAGACCAGTTTTTCAAAGCCCACCTCTTTTAGTTTTGAAATTAGGACCTGGGCGTCCAGGGTGGGTTCCTCCCGACCACCATCCGCATAGAAGGGGCCATCCACAAGCCTGACGAGGAGATTCCGGTTTCCGTGGGTCAGAGCAATTTCATTTCCAAATTGGTCCCTGTAGTGACCAAACTGATCGACCATCCCCTCGGCTCTGGCCAGTTCGGGTGTAATTCCAATCAGAAATCCACCCGGCTTGACTGAGAGGGCCATGGCCTTGATGGACAGGTCGAACGTCTCGGGATCCTGAAAGATGTAATGAATCGAAAAGTTGTAGCAGACCACGTCAAACGGGCCGGCGAATGCCGCCTGTCGGATGTCACCCTGGCCCAGGAACCAGACGTCCAGTTTCATTCCAAGGGCTCGATTTTCAGCCTCGGCGAGGGACTCGGCATCCGGGTCAATTGCGAAGATCTTGGCCTTGACCGACTTCCACTTGTGCCAGTCTCCTCCACGACCACATCCGCAGTCCAGCACGGTCGATCCGGGTCGGACCCACTTGGTGATGATATCGCGCTTGCAGCTATTGTGTAGTTTGCGAAGTTCGTCCATTGCGTATTTGGGCTTAAAAAATAAGCACTTGTTATTCTTATATGGGTTCTCTCGAGTCTGACTACCTGACCGTCCCAGGACAGCTTTTTGCTTGCATTTCCTTCGTGGGCCCTGATCAGCCGCAGAAGAATGAGAAGCTCGGCATGAAGATTCGCGGGTGCTTCGCGACCCGCGATGAGGCGGCGAGCCACGCCAAGCGCCTTCAGAAGGAGGATGCGCTCTGCGACATCTACGTGGTCGACATGTACAAGTGGCTGCTGATCCCCCCGGACCGCGAGCAGATTAACGACGTGCACTACCAGAACGACAAGCTTGAGGAGATTATGAGCAAATATCGCGAGAACCAATCGATGGCCGCGGCGATGTTCGAGAAGCGCAAGCGCGACATGACCGCCAAGCCCATTCCGGGTGACGCGCCCTACATCGAGCCGGGGGATGAGAACAGCAAGTTCTATACCAAGCCCGACGTGCCACCGATTCCCCACCCGGCCGACCTGATTGATGACCTGAAGAAGGAGTTCCCGGACATGGAGATGCCGGAGCTGGTCAAGCTGGCCGACGAGCGGGTCTCCACCGAGATTGCTCGTCGCAAGGCTCTCGAGGAGGCCGAGGCCAAGGCACAGGACACCATCGCCGAGGGCGACGAGACTGCCGAGGCGGCCTAGTTTTTTTACAAGTATAAATTAGTAAATGATTTTCATTCTGTTGGCGTTCGTCATCGGCGCGGTCTTGGTCTACTTGGCCTATAGACTCGTGCCGGGGCCGCCAGCCAAAATATCTCAAACTGTTCCAGCGTACGACAATCAGTTTGAGGTATTCAGAGATATGGAGCCGGCCGATCAGACTCGTGAGAATTCATGGGTCGGATTTTTGCAAGAAAATGTGCGAGCCGGAAGAACCGGGCCCATAGGTGACTTTATCGGAGAGGACTCTAGTTCGGGATCGGCTCCCCTATTTTATTTCGATTCAATTCCAGAACCAGGCGTCATAGAGGTCGCCAAGGCGGAGCCTGGCCAACCTGTATCAAAGGTCATTCTTATGGACTCTATAAAGGGCACCGAAACTCAGCTAGGCCCTGGGACCCACACAATCACATCCACAACGAACTCTATGAAGGTTTATCCTCCACTGATCGTTGTGGCCGAGAACGCGGCGGGAATAAAGCAGACGACTAGATACGTCGCTGGAAATGCACCGAGCAATCTAGTGCTCGATCAGGCTTACAAGTTTACTAAAATTACACTGAGCGTACCTTCCTAACTCTTGATCACGACCGGGCGCATATTCACAAGAAGCGCGCCAATGATAATACCTAGGAGCACGAGGGCCATAGGGTTGCCCTTGATGCTATCGAGCACGTCCGCCTTGGGCACGGCAATGTCAATCGGACCCCGTGGCTCGTCTTCCTCCTGCATGTAACGAGGTTGGGGGCGCTGAGGCCAATCACTTTCGGACGGGGCGTTTCTTGACTGGGGTTCGTTTTGCTTGAGGAACGGGAGGTTCTCCATCACTATCCTCTTCGTCACTCTCGCTTTTATCTGGTACAACGAATCCATCCAAGTTGCCATCGTCATCTGCATCTTCCTCATCATCTTCCTCATCCGAGTCATCGTCGGAAATGTCATCGTCAGTTTCGGACTCGTGAGAATCGTACTCGGCGTCCGAGTAGTCATCCTCGACCTGCTCAACCGGCTCGTAGCGCACGGGGGGCTTGGTCACGCGCCCGGAACGGGTCCGGACCGGCTCACTGATCACCTCGGAGTCTGGGGAATTTATCTGTTGGGACATCTTCTGTGTAGTCTTTGGTCGTCTCGTTTAAGTACTTGGGGAAGAAGTACAAACCACGGGCCATTGCATTTTGATTCAACATATATTCTCCTTCATATCCAAGTTCGGCGGCAATGGTGTTGAGCTCCTCGGCGTGATTTGAATCATCTGAACGTTCGAGGAAAAGACCTAGGTTCCTGATGTTCTCGAGGGCTGCATAAAGGGCTCCGGCCGCCTGGTCTATGCTGGCCGTTCCGAGATGGAACTCGAACGTCTTCATGTTGAACAAAAATTCCTTCCACGTGGCTTCGTCAAGCCCCGAGTACACGTGGACGCGTTTCTCATAGGCGACAAACCGTCGACCTTGCGACATTGGGAAAAACATCCATAAGAAAACTGCCAGTAGGACTACCCACAATAGCAACATCTTTGAGTTGCTCTACTAATGATGGCGAAAGAATATGTTCAGTGCCCTTGAACTCGCCACACTCCTCGTCGAAGCACCGCTGATGGATCCGCCCGTCCCACACCGAGAACCACACATGATTCGATTTGTGTTCGGCCCGGATCCGTTCGCAAAACTTCGAGTCCGTCTGAACGAACCACCCGTCGTGTTCGTGCCTCTGGACCTTCTTGACGCGCGCACGGCGCTGACCCATCATCTCCCGTTGAATGTACTCTTCGAGAGGCGCGGTGTGTTCGAGGACCTCCTGAGGCCGTGGGTCTTCACTAGTCCTGACGGCAAACAGACCCAAGATGTCGGCACTGGGCTCCTTTGAAAACTCACGGGTGAACGACCCGTCTGGACCTGTACCGCGCCACGGCAAGTAAGGGTCACCACTCGGTTTCTTGTGGGACCAGAGCATGCGGAGGCCCGACCCTCCATAGACTGATGCGTCGACCACCTTGTCCCATTCGAACTCGTGGTACCTGTTCAGACCGAGAATGATTTTTGTTCGTAAATTCATGGCCTGAGTCCGAGTCACGATCAGGTCTGGCCAATGGATATGGACCCCGGACTTGATACCCTCCTTGACAGGTCTGGGAAAGGCCCGAGCGATGAGACATTGGCCACCGTCCACCTCGTCCGCAATTATGGAACAAAATTGGAGAAGGTCATCGTCCTTCAGTTTCTCCTGGGCCTTGTAGTCGAGGTCCACGAAAAATTTGAATCGTTCCGTCTTTTGCTCGACCACATACAATTTCGATCCTGAATTGATGAGGTCCACACAAGACTGGTAGAACTCCTGCGTGTCTTCGGTCGGCACAGACAGGATCCCACCATCCATGAGAACATGAGTCGCGGGACCACTAGGGATCCGCCACTTGTCCATTACTTACTCCTCGTCTGAACTCTCTAAGGTCAGGAAGGCCCAGAATGGCTTGATCCGGTACTTTTTCTTTCGGGCCTCTGTGGGAGGGGGCGCTGCTGCCGCAGCCTCGGCCTCGGCCGCCGCCGCCTCCTGGGCCGTCTCGATCTTCTCAATTTCATAACACAATTTGCGAAGGGACATTTCATTCGCAAGTTTCTGAGGATCCGAGCCGTCAGCCCTGAGGCTGGCCAGGATCGTCGCAAACTCGAGTTTTGACCGAGTCATTATTAGTAAGTCCGCAGGACTTATTTACGCGGAGCTTCCGCACATAGTCACCCTCTCAAATTGAACGGCGTCTTGTTCGTTCCCAGGGCCTGCTGGAACTCTGGGTTGCCAAGAACGTGTTGGCGGATCATGGGCCACAGATTCGTCCGCTGTGCGATTGTTGCCAGGGGTTCGAATTTGCAATCATCATTCTCATCGTAATTCTTGCGGAACGGAACCTGAGCCCCCTCCATCTTCTCCTTTTCCTCGAGGAACCGCTTGACGATGTGGCGGTGCTCGATGGATGTCATTGGCATGTCGAAAATGTACACGTGGTACACATTGACCACATCGACCCCATCCTCGATGTCTCTTGGTTCAGGGGTATTTGTGACGAATTTGAAATAGGAGTAGGACCCCCTTTTCAAATTGATCATGCCTCGTGTTTCTTCCTCGAGTTCACGAACCGCGCATCGAAGCGGGTTATAGACCTCTCGTCGGCGACACCCGCCGGTAACGAACGTCCACTCTTTGTAGCGCCTATCATGGACTATCAAAAAATGGGGTACGTCATTCACCGTGCTCACTGGAATCGCTATCGCTTTGTGTCTCTCTCGAGGGCCTCGGGACGCCATCACGACGGCCCTCTGATATTTCCGAACCAAAATATTTGGTGAGATTTCCCGTACGGGGATTGTATGTAATCAAAAACACGAGACCGAGCAAGAGCAGCCAGTGCCACAATTGCATGTTTAATTTTGGTTAGATTTTTTAAAATCTAGTTCGCGTACAGGAGCCCACCCAGGCCGTTCTGGATCCGGAGCACGTTGTAGTTCACGGCGTACAGGTACGGCGAGGTGATGGACTGGTTCGTCAGACCCAGGATACCGTTGGTCAGCTGAGGATTAGTGACCAGGCGGAAGGTGTCCAGACGGGAGAAGTTGAGCGTGCCGGTCGGCTGCAGCTTGGACGTGTCCAGGCAGTAGCTGATCACCGCCACGTTCGCCACCTGGTTATTGTGCATGTAACCGAAGGGCGTGTTGTAGTAGTGGGCTGCGTCCATGTAGGCTGGCAGCGAGCGGAACTCACCGACATCCACACCGTTGATCTGGGTCTTGAGCACGTAGCGAGACGCCGCTGCGCTGTTCGCACCGTTGGCGTAGATGCTCGGGTAGTTGGCCGCCGGGAAGGCGATGAACTTGACGGGCTGAGCCAGGGCCAGCTCCTGGACCGGGTTGTTCAGGATGGTCACGCGGTTCACCTGGGTGATCAGGAGGTCCTGGGTGCCCTTGGCGAAGAAGTTGCGCTCGGTCTCATCCAGGTACACGAAGTTGGACCAGCACTGGAACATCAGATCAGAGTACTTGGTGGAAGAGGCGGCCGTGCCGTTGAAAAACGACAGGATGGATCCCTGGGGAATGGCCGAAGAGATGGACGAAGGGAAAGTCACCGTCACGGTCTGTCCGGACACGGCGGACACGTACGCCGGTCCAGTCACCGGCAGACCTGCCACGTACTGACCCACAGTAGGGGCCGTCGCCTGACCCAGGGGGCTCGAGAAGCTGCTGAACAGGATGCTCTTCGAAGTGCTCGAAGCGGAAATGGTGGCCGCCGCCGACACCTGTCCAGAGATGACCGGTGCGTACACGTTCAGAGTCGTCGCCGTGTAGGTCGCCGAGATGACGTTGTTGTTAGCCGTGTTCGAGAATGCGACCAGAACGTTCGCACCTGGGAACGCCGTTGCATTGCTCCAAGCGTTAGAAATGTACTGGACCACGCCAACATTGGTCTGCAGGTTGGCGGTGCCCGCCGTCACGAGCATACCTGGGAAGATCGGACCGACCGTCGAGCTCAGGACCAGATTGGCGGTGTTGGAACGCAGGGTAATGGGACCAGCACCCGCCGACAGACAATTGGCGGTCGCCTGAGGCAGGGCAGGCAGGGATGGCAGGTTGGTCGCGCCGAAGTTGACCGTGTTGCCCAGGTTGGACGACCACGTGATGCGCAGCTCGACGTCATGGAACTGCAGAGCCACCAGGGGCAGGGAAACCGACCAGTCCTTGCAGAAGAAGAACTTCAGGGGGTAAAAGACGTTCTTCTGGTTGGTCGGTGTGGCCTGGGAAGGGGCCTGATTGTTCAGGTAGCGCTGAGAGAAGTTCTGAGCACCGGTAAGAGGCTCGATGTCCGTCGAGTACTCAAAGTCCTGAGTGTCAATGATCTGACCACCGATCATCAGCTCGACCTTGTCGATCACATTGGACCAGTCCAGGTTGTTGATCACGGACCCGTTGGTATCACGGGCCGTGAAGTACACGTAGCTCAGCAGATCACCCTTCTTCTCGAAACGAATGGTCGAGATGCCGCCAGGAGTGGGCTGGCCCTGGATAATCTGGCGCTCCACAGAATGAGCATAATGGGTATAACGGCGGTAGTTGGACCGGAAGAAAGAAACCTCGGGCTTACCGGTCAGCCACGCGTCCTGAGCACCAGTCGCGACAAGCTGAACGATACCTCCGCTCATTTTACAATTGGTCTAGATTATTTTAGACGACCGAAAGAGGCGGCTGAGCAATTGGATTTTTGTCGAGTTGCTGGATGGCAATATCCATCGAGGCATTCGTGGACCATGGGTTCATGCGGCTCTTCTTCTCATTGAATCTGTCGAATTCAGAGCGCTGATACTGCTGGAACCGAGAACCGTTCATGTGTGGCACGGGGAACGGAGTGGTCTCGGATCGGAGGCACGAGGCGGCGCCGCCCTGATTCACGGGATCGGTCCGGACATTCATGCGTTGGGGATTGGGCATGCGATCAGGGTTCTCACGGTAACCGCTCACGCGCGTCAGAGACTTGTCGGTGTAGGCCGCCTCGCCACCCTCGGCGTACGGCTGGGCCACATTGTACTGAGCGGGGCCGTTCTCGAGGCCATCGGCACGGGAACCAGTCTCGTGGCGGATGGTCGAACGCCGAGTCTTTATGAAGTCCGGCCGACCTTCTGGACCCAAGAGAGCGCCACCCTGACCCTCCCCCTGATTCTGAATCGGCGGCCGATACCACGCCTTGGT